AGTTGCATTCCCAACTAGAATTTACAAGTACTTAGGAGTATAAATAAATTGAGGGGTTATTAAGTTAACCCCTCTTAATTAAAAAAAATATAAAAACATGGCATTATCAAGCTGCCCGATAACATCGGGAATATCAAGGGACTGTAGAGATGGTTCGCCTGGATTAGTCAACGTTTATGCCGTTGAGTATTCAAACTATACGCAAGGAACTATTACTACTGCGAGTGGTAGTATTACTAACGTAGCCTCATTTTTAGCTAGTGGCAAAAAGATGTGGAGTTTTGAATTTGACTACGGTAAAGCAGACGAAACAGAAGTGTTAACAAATAACACAAACGGTACAATGTCAAATGCAATTACTTTAAATTTATACATTCCAAAGAAACAAGCGGCTGTTGCTCAACAAATTTTATTGTTAGCTAAGCAAGATACTATTTGGATGGTTAAAGATAAGAATGGCGCATTTAGACTATTAGGTCAAGAGTTTGGAATGAGAATTACAACGGCTACTGCTGCAAGTGGTAAGCTAGGTAATGATGATTCTGGATATACAATTATATTAACAGGCGAAGAGAGAACTTATGCAAATGTAGTTCCAAGTGCTTTAGCTGCTTTATTATTGTTACCTGCTTAATTAAATTTTCTTTTCATGTGTTAAGTGCCAACCCCGTAAGGTTGGCATTTTTATTTAGTAACAATTCAAAGTTTTTAGTATTTAATATATAAGATGATGCAATTAATTACAGGAGCTAATACCATTGATATTTCGGTAACGGAAAATTCAACTATTGCAAATCCTGAATTTGTGTTTGTTTTCATTAATGATAACACGGGGCGTAAAGTAGCTTGTACAAATACCTATACTGAATTAGATAATAACAAGCAACGTTTTGTTATAACCGTTGGAGTGGTTACACCTTTAACGGGTGGCGTTTTATTTGATGACTATGGTAGTTATTCATTTTACGTTTATCAATCAGTAGATGCTAGTTTATTCGATTATACAAATATAAATACAACAGACATTAGAACGTTAACGGGCGAAGTTGAAAACGGTAAGGCGTGGTGGGAAGCTCCATCGGTAACAAACATATACTATAAAGATGTAAGGACATCAATCGTAACAAATGGCCAATAATATAACGCAAGTAGGTAACCTTTTACAAATAGAATTTGATAGCTCGTTTCAACCTGCTATTAGAAAAATGTCTAGTGGTAAATACTTACAATGGGGTGAGCATAATTCGCACCCAAATTATTTATTAGAACTATACAATCGTGATGCTGTTCATGGTGCTATTATAAAGGCTAAGGCTGACCATGTTTATGCTAGAGGCTTATGTTATGATGAGAGTAAATTAACATTAGCACAACAAGCACAATACGATAATTTCTTATCACACGCTAATCGCTTTGAAGATTGGAATAGTTTATTTAGAAAAAACGTAACACCTTTTGAAATCTTTGATGGCATAGCTTTACAAGTAGTTTACGATTTTAACGGCAGAATAGCAGAAGTTTACAATCAAGAATTTAGTAAATTTAGACGCTCACCAGATGGTAAAACAGTTTTCTATTGTGAGCAATGGGTTGATGATAACGGTTGTGTAAATGACCAAGCGCATAAACACAAATCATTTGTTGAATACCCAATTTTTAACCCTAACATTAGAACAGGCACTCAAATCTTATATTATAAAACCGAGGTTATGAGTGCAATGGAATTTGGTAACATTTACCCCGCTCCAAATTATCAACAAGGTTTACAAGATATTGAAACAAACATTGAGATAACTAATTTTAATTATAGCCATCTTAAGAATGGAATGTTTGCAAGTGCTATGTTATCTTTATTTAATGGAGAACCAACTCAGGAAGAACAAAGAAAATACGCTAAGTTTTTTGATAGAAAGTTTAAAGGCACTTCTAACACGGGTAAAATGATGTTTAACTTTGTTGATAAAGGCGGTCAAAAAGCTGAGTTAACAACGTTCTCACAAAGCGATTTAGATAAAATGTTTGAGCAGGTTGCTAAACGTTCACAACAAAATATATTTACCGCTCACAGAACAGACCCTGCATTAGCATCTATTTTTGATGGTTCGGTTAACATTGGGGATAACACTATTTATTTACAGAAGTTTGAAAGATGGCTGTTTAGTTATATTGAGCATCGTCAAGAAATACACTTAAATATAATTAAAGATTTAGCGGCCGTTAACGGTGTTGATTTATCTTTATTAGAAATTAAACAGAAACAACCGGCTAATGTAGATTTACCTTTTGATACTGCTTTACTTCAAAGTCTATTTGATTTAGATACTTTACGTGAGCATTATTCTAAAAAGTTAGGTATTGAGATAAAAGATAAAGTAACTGTAGATGGCGACCTTGCTGATATACCAGAAACGCAAGTTAACGAGCATTTAAAGAACTTAACAGGCAAACAATGGATTAACATTAAACGTTTAATTCGTGAGGTTGCAAATCAAAAGACTACTAAAGAAGTAGCTGCAATGATGTTAAAGAATAGTTACGGTTTATGTGACCAAGATATTAATATATTATTTGCAACACCTGATGCTCAATTTAGTAAGTTTGATAAAAATGTAGACATGACTGATTATGTGCTATCTTTATTCGAGGGTAGTGCAATTGATGATAATGATGATGTAGTAGTAAGTGAGGAGTTTGTAACATTTGGTAGCAATGCTGAAGCTTTTAATTTTGAATTTGCAAAACATAAATTTGTTACAGATGCAGAAAAACAAGTATTAGATTTATTAAAAGGCGCACCAGAAACAACACCAGAGAAAGCTGCAAAGATGTTAGGTTTAGATGTTGAAACGGTTAAGAATATAATTAACAGTTTAGTTGTTGCAGGTTTAATATCTTCAATAAACAATGTTGTATCTATTACACCTAAAGGTTTAGAAACTAACACGCCTAAGATTGAAACGGAACTATACACCGTTTACAAATATGTAACCCGTGACGATGTGCCAAGAGTAGAAACAACTAGCAGACCGTTTTGTAAAAGACTATTAGCATTATCTAAATTTAGAACGTGGACACGTGATAGCATAGATGATATTACTAATGTATTTGGAGAAGATGCTTGGTCGTTTAGAGGTGGTTTTTATACCAACCCAGAAACAAAACAAACAACTGCTTATTGTCGTCACATCTGGAAAGCAATAACTAAATCAAGAACTAAGAAATAATGGCTAGTTTAATTATAAGTGAAAACTATTTAAAAGAATATACCAACATCAACAAAAATGTTGATATGACTATATTAACCCCTATACTTCAAGAAGTGCAGGACTTTTATATCATTCCATTATTAGGAACTAATTTATATAATGAAGTGTTAGGTCAAGTAACAGCATCAACTGTTACTGCTTTAAATCAAACGTTATTAGATTTAGTTGTGCCTTGTATGTTACACTATGCTAAAATGGAGGCTATGCCAGACATGAAGTATAGACTAATGAATAAAGGCGTAATGATTAAGAATAGCGAAAATTCATCTGCTGCCGATTTAGCCGAGATACAATTCTTAATGGATCGGTCAAAAAACAAAGCGGAGATTTACGCCCAACGTGTTACTAACTATTTAAACAGATATGTTAGTAGTTACCCTTTATACATTAGTAACGCTGAACGTGATGAAATAATGCCTAATAAAAATAACTTTACAAGCGGCATTATGATAGACGACGATAACGATTGTGATTGCGATAATTATATATATAAATAATGGGAATCAAAAAAGAACACATTAAAAAATTAGAACAATTCGAGAAAGCAAATGTTAAGCCAAAACCAACTAAAACAGTTATTCAACGACAAACAAACAAACCACAACCAGCTAAGTAGTGGTACTTTTTTGTTTGACCGAGTTCCTGAGTTTGGAGCTGCTGAACAAATAACTTACCCTTTAATGGGGGTTACTGTTAATCCTGTTATATTAGATGGCAATATACATACTTCATCTTTTGCTTTTGTATTCTTAGATTTAGTACATCAAGACAATAGAAATATGGATGTGCTAATGAGTGAAATGCAAAAGGTGGCATTAGAGATATTCTCACAAATTAGATATGATTTAGAGGTTTATTATAATGTTACTATTAATGAAAATATAACTTTAGAGCCTTTACAATCGGTTTATGATGATGATGTAAGTGGGTGGGGTTTTGAGTTATCAGTAGTTCAACATTATGACCGTTCGGTTTGTTCAACGCCTGTAACTAATACAGCTGGCATAGTTACAATAGTAGACCAAGACGGGAACGTTTTAACTACATTAAACCCTAATAGTACTTATACGGTTGAAGTATTACAAGAGATTATACAAACATTAACCGACCCTGCACCAGCAACAATAATACAGACTTTATAAATGGCAACAGTAGAATTAAGATATTCCCCACAAAACACGGCATGGTTTACTACTAATGCTGCAATGATATTAAAAGCGGGAGAACCTGCCTATCATGAAACAACGGGGTTATTTAAGTTAGGGGATGGCGTAACGGCTTTAAGTGCTTTAACTTTTTTACCAACGGTTACACCAACAACTCCAACCTTACAACAAGTCTTAACGGCTGGTCAAGTTGCAACAACAACAATAGAAACAACGGGTTTTATTAAAACAGGTGGCACATCTTCACAATTTTTAAAAGCAGATGGCACTATTGATAGTTCAACTTATTTAACTTCATTAGGAACAGCAGCAACAAGTTTAACCGTAACAGGTTCAAGTGGTGCATCTACATTAATTGGAAACGTTTTAAATGTACCTACTTATACTTTATCAGGATTAGGCGGTCAACCATTAGATGCCGATTTAACATCATGGGCAGCTATAACAAGGGCGGCTAACTTTGATACTTTTGTAACAACACCAAGTAGTTTAAACTTATTAAATCTATTAACAGATAAAACAGGAACGGGCGTAAATGTATTTGGAACTTCGCCAACATTTATAACTCAAATAACAACCCCTAGAGTATCTTTAGTTAACGGGGCAATAACTGGTTTTGTTTTAAATAATGGTACTTCTTTAGCTATTGGTTCATCAACTGCAACGGATGTCGAATTTTATTATAATGATTTATTAAAATTAAAAATACTAGCTAATGAGTTTAGATTTACAGATAGTGTAAACTTATATTTTGCTACTACAAACGGAACGAAGATAGGGGTTACAACCTCACAAAAATTAGCATTTTGGGGATTAACCCCTATAATTCAACCAGCAAACACCGTATCAATAAATGATTTATTAGTAAATACAGGGTTAAGGGCAACGGGTGGAACTTCTTTATTTACCAATACGGTAACAATAAACAATCCAAGTGCATCAAGCCAAATAGATTTTGTGAAAAATACAGTAAGTGCATTCTTTTTAAACGACGGAAGTTCTTTTGCTTTTGGAACTGGCTCGGCTCACAAAACCGAAGTGTATTATAATAACGTTTTAAATTACAGACTTGGGCCTAATTTTGAATTAAGTGATGCTGTTAATATACAAATAGCAACAACTACAGGTTCAAAAATAGGAACAGCAACAACCCAAAAGATAGGTTTTTGGAACGCTACACCTATCGTACAACCACTTAATACGGTGGCAATTGATGATGTGTTAATAAATACAGGCTTATGGGCAAGTGGAGCTACTAATGCTTTATTTACAAAGCCAATATTAGCTCGTATCTCTCCAAGAGTTACTACAATAGTTAGTTCAGCAACTCCTACAATAAATACAAATAATTGCGAGAGCGTTACAATTACTGCCTTAGCAACTAACATAACTTCATTTACAACTAACTTAAGTGGAACACCTGTAAACTTTGATAAACTTACAATAAGAATTAAAGACGATGGTACAATAAGAACCTTAGCGTGGGGTGCTAGTTTTGTTGCAAAAGGAACTACACTACCAACAACAACCGTTGCGAATAAATTATTAACAGTAATTTTTATTTATGATTCGGTTGCATTAAGTTGGGGTTGTGTTGGTTCTTCTCAGGAAATTTAATAACTTTACAAACAATATAAACAAATAAAAAAACAAACAATTAAAAACTAAAAAAAATGGCAGACGGATTATTTTATCTAGACACACGTGAACCACACTTAGTAACTGATGTAGCAGCGGTTACAATGACAACAACAGCTAAAGCTCTTTATCCTGCTGGAGCTTTTCCAGTATTGGGAGGTCAATACTTTAACAGACCCGGCAAGGCTATTAAAATTGGCTTATGGTTAAAATTTACTTTAGGTGCAACACCAGGTAACTTATCATTCAACGTACATTGGGGTACTGGAGCGGATGCGAATGGTACTTTAATTTGTACTGCTGGAACTCCAATTGCTGCAACTGCATCTGTAACTAAATGTGCTTAT